ATGCTATATCTGATCAAGAACTTCCTATAGAGAACAACTCTATACCGTACAATAAAGAGTCTGTAAGGGCTTTAAGAAACTCTAATAGGTTTCGCGCTCTAGAGCAACGAGAACGTATTGAGTCCTATAGGCAGCAATATCAAAACATCATAAGATCTTCACCCTATAGTGTTAGCTATGATGTAGCACAGTACCCGTATTTGCCTCAAGTGTTGCGTTACTCACCTGATTATGCTGGACCAGGCATCATGACATCAGGAGACTATCTGTGGGCAAAAGAAGTAGAGAACTCTCTTGCTATACGTGAAAGCAATGGCTTTGTAGCTATACGCTCTACTACTGTAGCCAGTAGTGAATATGACTTTGGATTTACTGAAGGTGTGACTGTACCTGACAACATAAACAGTGAATGGGTGGCTGCAGGTGTAGGGCTATTTGAAGATAGCTCTATAAACTCAAGATCCAGCAATGACATTAACAATGCCAGTAGAGGTTATGTAGCGGGATTTGAAAGTATCATGGATGCTCGTAGAAGTAACGATATTGTCATAGGAACACTTGGATACGTTGATAGAGACAACGACTACATATCAACTATATTTGGTAGGTCCAGTATTGATGTATCGGTTATGGACAGACCTGAATCATTCACTATAGATGAAATACTTGAAAACTGTTTTGACTGTTTTCTTGAAGCATGGAATGGAGATATTGACTTTGTACTAGGGTTACAAGTTGAACTTCGCCTTCGAGAGCTATTAGATGTGCTAGATTTCTTACTTGATAAAATCGCACTAGCACTAGATATCCCTGCAATGATACGAGCGAATTTATGCTCGTTGTTAAGGTTAGGTATATTGTGTCCTATAGAGATAGCGTTTCTTATTGCATCATTTATAGGGTTACTAAGGTTTCTTATCACAGAGGTAATACTGAATTTCAAAGGGTTCTTGTTTAATCTGCTAGCTGCAATATTAGATCCGTTACTTAATGCTTTGGCATTGTCTGCTAGGTTTGCCATATCTCCTTTCAACATATATGCTGGATGTGTATTTAACAGTATAATTGATGCCCAGCAAGCAGAACAGACAATATCTCAATTAAGATTTACAACCTCCCAAATACAAGATCTACTGCAAGGCAACAATAACGAAGTTTCAAATAGAATAAACGGGCTATCGCGGGAAAGAACTGAAGCAATGCTAGGACGTCGATTACAAGATAACGAAGAACCCAGTAACGCAGTAAGATCTTTCTTTAGAAACAATATGAACCCTAGAGAAATTAATGCTCTTATCTTTTCTCCACGTATTCAGCAAGTGGATCCTCGAGACGCTTTAAACCTACTGGGCAACATAGACTTTCTTGATTTTCTAAACTCGCCTAATCTCATGGCTGCTCGAGACCCACTTGACTTTATCAAAACTATACTTGCTGAAAACAGTAGGAGGTTTAATGAGATATTTGCTTGGATTGAAAACGGGTTAAATGGTTTAAGGTTATTCATACGTCAAAACTCAGTGAGTCGTTTAGAAATAGCAGCAAAGATAATAGCGCTATCACAGATAATTTCATTACTTGTAGTACTGTATCGCCTCATAGCAAAAGACGTAGATGTGTGTAAGGCAGAAAGAAATGATGACGGATCTCTATCATATATTCCTCAAATTACACCTGAAGAACTATTCCCTTCACTGCCACTAAATGATATGTTTCAATATGTGCCGCCAGGAGCACGCATTATCAATGGTAATATTGTAGTTGAACCAAGTGATGGTTACATATATAATCCAACTACTAACAATAGCTTCCCAATACTGAGATGTGAAACAGGTAAAGCACCTATATTAACAAACACAGAACTATTGCAGCTATTACAACAGCTATCTTAAAAGAGTGTTTATGTCGATTATACTTAAAGAACTAATCAAAGATGCTGTTAAGGAAGAGAATAAAAACACTACACCTATAGGTATGCGTCAAGAAATGAACGCACTTAAAAAGGTAAAGAACCCAGTAATAAATTGGTACCATACAAGAAAGATTGCTCACTTTGGTGCTACAGAATGGGAGCAAGTTGAATATGAGTTTGCAGAAATAGAAAGAATCTCAGACATAGATTCATATTTACTGCAGTCATTTAGAAAGAAGTTATCTCTTGCGTTAAAAGAGGGATGGGCATTTGTATCACCAAATACTTCCTATGTACAGTATATTGAAAAGCGCCTAGAGCAAATAGCATATGCAACTAACATTAGTACCTATGAGCTAATAGGTGCCATATTGTTTGACCTTATAAGGTTTTCTAACTCATTTGTAGTAAAGGTAAGAAAAGAAGAGTCTTCTGGAGGATTTCCATATACCGACACACGCACAGGAAAACGATTAATGCCTGTGGCAGGTTTATTTGTTTTGCCAGCATCAACCGTAGAAGTACGCACTGACAAGAAAACAAAGCAAGTTACCAAATACAGACAATACATGGATGACGATAAGCTTCACTGGGTTGAGTACAATGTAGAAGATGTATGTCACTTTCACATAAACAAGAAGCAAGGATTTATTGTCGGTACACCTAGATGTGTGCCAGTCATAGAAGACATCAAAGCTTTACGTCGCCTAGAAGAGAACGTAGAGCTACTAACTATGCAGTCATTGTTTCCTCTTATCCACTATAAGGTTGGTACCGAACAAAACCCTGCAGTACGGCTACCTAGCGGTATATCAGAAATAGAACAAGTATATAATGAAATTCAGAATGCCCCACCTGAAGGTATATACGTGACGTCTGAACGCCACGAAATACAAATGATAGGAAGTGAAGGCAGGGCACTGCGTGTAGAATCCTATCTTGATTATTTCAAGAAGAGGGTTCTTGCAGGTTTATCGCTATCAGGTGTAGATATTGGTGATGGAGATACTGCTAACCGCTCTACCGCAGACAACATGTCACGTTCACTTGTAGATGAAATTAAAGGTGATCAACAAGCATTTGAAGAGCAATTCAGACGCATGATCATAAATGAGTTACTGTTAGAAAGTGGACAAAAAATAGACCTTACCGCACTTGAAAATCAAGTTCATATAAAGTTTGAAGAAATAGATTATGAAACAAAAGTTAAGAAAGAAAACGCCGTTATACAAAAGTGGTTGCAAAACCTAATAACTGTAGATGAAGCTCGCATTGAAATGGATTACAACATAATGACAGATGAAGAGCTACAACGTACCTATTTGCATTTAATAACTATACCTGGGACTAAAGTGTCTGGTGCTGGGCCAGCCCTAGCATACTCTGCAGCTTCAGATCCTAACATAGCACTTGAAGAACAAGATATTAAGAAAGCACAACAAGCCCAAGAGCAAATGGTTGCAAAAACTGCAAAAGCTAAAGCTGCTGCTTCACCAAGCAAAGGTACTGTGTCTAATAGAGCACGCCCTGCCAATCAATATGGAACCAAAAGTTCTTCTGCTAAGAGCACTAAAGACTCACATATAATGTCACTTGACATATTTGATTACACCGTCGCAGACTTAAAGAGTGAAATCAAGCGTAGCGAAAAAGAAAAGAACGACAACATGTATGCTGTGATACCTACGTTCAAAGATCGTATATCAAAAGAGATTGAACACTATTGTAGAGAATCCTATATGCAAGGATTGCGCGACAGCGGTGTGTTGATGTACATGTTGTCAGATATAACAACTATGACTGAAGTAAATAAAGTACGTGACAATTGTAGAAAATATTGTGACAGGTTCTTCCAAGAGATAGAAGACCACTATAGGTCTAACAGGAAGAACTTCACTTCCCTATTAGATAAAATAGATTCTATAGGGTATCGGGTTTCAGTTATCAAGGATACTGAATCAACCAGAGCGTACAATTGGGGATATATAAAGGGACTACAGCTACAAAACATACAAGAATTTACATATAATATGAACAATGACACAGACATAAACGAAAAACAATACATAGCAGCAAATAATTTTCTCGTACATGAGGCATCATTTAACACCATAGCGCCCTGGCATCCCAACTCTACAATCAAAGTAGTAAAGGTTTCAAATGAATAGAAAACAACTAGAATCAATTGTATATAGTAAGACTGTTTCTGACACATTTGAAATGGGCGTCATATCTGATGAAAAAACTGCCGTAAGAGATTCTTCCTCAACTGCAGGCATTATTACCTATACAAGAGTTGCTCACGGTTTTAGACCTAACCGCAATAACCGTATATTTATGCCCCAAGAGCTAATGGACATGATACCTACTATTACCTATCCTTTTCCCGTTCCTGTTAAACCACGTCATGAAGTTGGTTCAGACCCAGATGCCCAGGAAATAGGAAGAGTTGTTGCAGGCTCATATATTGTTACGGGTTCGAGTTCTATAGGTGCTGATGACGCACAGCTAATAAATACGTTATCTGCGGATGATCCTCGTGCACATGCCATGATAAACAAATACTATAAAACAGTACTCAAAGATGAAAACTATAAAGGTCTCGGGTTTGTATACACTAAAGCTCTTGTAACAGATTCTGATGCTATAGATGACATATTGAAAAAGCGCTACCTAACGGTTTCTATTGAAGCCAACCACACTGATGTTTATGACAACATATCCGGTAAAAGTTGGAAGCAATTACTGGAATCCAGCGATGAAGAATTACCTTACTATCCTGGAGACATGGTAGACGGAGTCAAGGCCCTACTTGTCTATAGCGGACTTAAGATGAAAGGTTATGCGTACACATCCTCTCCTGCAGATATGTTTGCACGTGACATGGCAGTAGAAAAGCTAAATGAACAACAGCTACAGCAGCAAGTACGTAACATTGAAGAAATGATGTTTGCTCAAGATGCCACTGTACAAGAGAAAAATGTATCTTGGTATTTTTCTGTGATAAATGATAGTATACAAGATAATAATAAAGAAGCAGAAAGAAACATCAATATTTGTGATAATAATAACAACGAAGCTAATCAAAACAATAAGGGTGAAACCATGACAGCTGAAGAGATTTTAAAGACCGTACAAGACAGCACTGAAGTAAAGGATGCAGTGCGTGCCGCCTATGAGGCAGAATTTGCTGAGATCAAGGATGCTGTTGCTGCAAAAGATAGTGAGATTGCAGTTCTTAAAGCAGAAATCCAAGACACTCTAAAGACTCTTGGTTCTGAAAAGGTTAAAGCAAATCTTTACAAGGAACAAGTTGACACCTTTATTCAAGACGCTGAAATTGCAAAGATTGCACTTGAAAAGAGTGTCAGTGATATGTCTGCGATTATGGATACCGTTGTTGACTATGTTGTTACTGCTTTGACTGAAGTTCCTACTATCAGCTCTGATATGTCACTTGCTGATAAAGTTGCAAAGGTAAATGAAGTGTTTGCTCTTCAAAGTGCCGACGCAGTACGTGAAAAGTTGTTTGCTCTTGGCAAGGAAAGCGATGGCAGTGAAGTTAAAGTAACTGATGCTACCGTAGCCAAGGATTCAGATATAACTAAGGTTGAAGATTCCTATACATATACTGACAAAGAACTTCACATCGCTGCGCTATATAGTAATCTTGTAGCTCAAAAGCAAAGAGGTAAGGCTGCAAACTTTATCCAGGAAAAGCGACGCAATAAACAAATAAGTGATAATTTTAACATTGATGAAGCAATAGCGCAAGCTAAAGCAAAAAACCTGATATAACGAATATAGTTATTAACTGAAACTTTCTGAAAGGAGGATAGAGAAATGGCATATAACCCAAACTTTAAAGCGCCAGATTTAGAATATGGCAGACTGATTGAAGACGTCACTCACTCACATGACGAACGTATTCACGCAGAACTTGCCCCAGCTAACTGGTTGCCTGTTAGTGCTACCGCTAACAACAAGAGCGTAGGTCTTATCTCCCATGAGATTATGCACCAGCAGCAGTGGACCAAGATGTATTATGTAATGACTCCAGGAAAACTAGTTGC